GTGGCATAGCTAAATTAGGAGCAAAATTATTTGGCTTTATGATGATGCGGAAAGCAGTCCAAGCTGATGTAATGAAAGAACAATTAGACGATATAAGGGTAGCTGATGAAGTTAAAAAGAAAATTAATGCTACTTCTACTATTGCTAAGCGTAGCAAGTTGCGGAAGTATAGGAAGCGGAAATAAAGGCTATTGTATAATATCCAGTCCGATTAATCCTACTGATGCAGATATAGATGTTATATCTGACGAACTTGTTGACGACTTATTAATCCATAATGAAATATATGAAAGATTGTGTTCATGACAGAAGAAGAAAAAAGATTAGTCATGTCAAGAATACTTACAGGCAGAAAACCTGAAGGTCCTTATTCTATGCCTTCTAGTACATTTGAATCTATTTATGAAGAATATCCTAGATTAAGAAGTGGCGATTATAGGTTAGTGGTAGACCCAGAATTAATGGGAGGGCAAGGTGATATAGAATTTATAGGAGCTGGTTATAGTGCAGACCCTAAAGGAGTTCCTGTATCATTACCTGCTATAAATGAAGATAATCCAACAATAGCGTTAAGAAGTTTAGAAAGTAATCCTAATTTACAAAGAAGATTATTAGGAGATATGTTGCATAATTTACCAGAAACAGACGAAAAGTTTTCAGAAATGAAACAAGGTTTTATTAAAAGCATGACTCCTGAACAAATAGCGTTAGATAAAAAAGTATATAAAGAAGCAACTATGCCTGAAGGCACAGTTGTAAATTCTGATTTAGAACCATCTTATGGAGGTAGAAAATTAAAGCACGCATATGGAGAAGATAGGTCTTATGAAGATTGGTTTGACAGGTCAAGATCAGACGCTCATATTAGAGGTTATATTGCTCCAGATAAAGATGATGAATGGAAAGATACTTATACAGATGAACAAGAAATAATTTTAAATAACATGATTAGGTATTTAAAAGAGGAAGAAGAAGAATAATGTACGAATATCGTTGCATATTACGAAGGGTTATTGATGGTGATACAATAGATGTTGATATCGATTTGGGATTTAAAGTGTTCTTGCAGAAAGAACGAGTGCGATTATATGGAATTAACACGCCTGAAAGCCGAACAAGAAACTTGGAAGAAAAAAAGTTGGGTTTGGCTGCGAAGGCTCGGCTTAAAGAACTCTTGCCAAAGACTTTTATTGTAAGAACAGAAAAAGATGGTAAAGGAAAGTTTGGTAGAATATTAGGTATACCTTTAGTTGATGATGTTAATATATGTGAGCAATTAATAGAAGAAGGTCATGCTAGAAGTTATTTTGGTTATGGACCTAAAGAATCATGGGTATAAGGAGAAACTATGTTTGAATGGCTAAATGGTTGGTTTACGCCAACACCTAAAGAAGTAGATTTAAATAAACTTACAAAACTACAATTAGAAGCTAAAGGTAGGAAGTTAGGCATTGAACTAGATAGACGATTAAAAAAAGATAAACTTATTAAACAAGTACAAAAACAAATTAATAAAGGAAAATAAAATGGCAATGATTAAACATAATTATCCTCGTTCTCAACATAGAGGTGCTGTGCCTATTGGCTCTACATTTGCACCTGAACCACCAGCACCAATCGCAGTAAGACCTGCTAATCAATCTAATAATCAACAAATGTTAGCACAAGCACTTAGAGGTAGAAGTATTATGCCACAACAACAATTAACAGAAGAAGAAAGAATGATGGTTATGCAATTAATGCAACAAGGTATGAGCCAAGAACAAGCTATGCAACAAGTAATGAGTATGAAAAGTGGATAAAAAGAAATTAGTAGATTTAATATCTAACCATGAAGGTGTAATTTTAAAAGTATATGATGATGGTACAGGTAAAGAATTAAAAGCTGGTGATATACTTATTGGACACCCAACAATAGGTGTAGGAAGAAATGTTGCTAAAGATGGTCTAGGAATATCACAAGAAGAAGCAGAATTTATGCTTATGAATGATATTGAAAGAGTAGAAGAAGAAATTAAAAACTTTCCAATAGAAAATTTAAACGAAGCACGCAGAGCTATAATAATAGATATGGCTTTTAATATGGGTATAACACGATTTAATCCTACTATGTGGACAAAATTATTTACAGCGTTAGCTAATGAAG